GCAAGCTCCGATACGGTAACACCCTTTAGATAAAGTTGTCCTGCGATACTTGTTAGTTCAATATTCGCGGTGAAAGAAGAGGACGACGGAGTTGTTCGAGATCGGTAGCGTCGTGCTAGCGGTGAAAGTCTTGCAATTCTCAACTGCTCGTCGTGCGGAATTCCTGGAGACCTAGGACGCTGTCTCACGGACCTTGGCTTCTTCACAGGAGGAACGGGTACGTCACCAAGTGATACGACCGTCTCCGGAAGATCCTTAACTACCCAGGAACGAATCGTTGATCTTCTGCGCGGCGGGTTAAACGCATCGGCGATGGACTGCAACGTCCACCCAGCCTCACTAAGATCCTGGACCCTTCTCCATAAACTCTCCTTTGACAGAGTGGCGATCAGGTCCTGCTCGCTCTTTGGTAGATCCGGAGTATGCATGTAGATACCGTATCATACTCTTTTGCCGATGTGTACATTTTGCGGCGATAAGATGATGTACAATTCGGATTATTTGATACCTTAAGGTTAAGTGCCTTGGACGTGAGAGACCGCCCCGTATAGGGAGAGACACTTTCCAAAACGTCTCCAACTATTTTCTAAGATAAAAAATATTTTAAGAAATCTACAATAAAAAAGACCATGTGCCTTGTGACACATGGTCCTTTATAAGTCTTAGGTTATAAGACAACGTTTACGTTTGTATCTCCTTCAAAGATCTTCCTAAAGGTGTCAGCGTCTACCTTTCCAGTAGCTGCCAAGCCTTTGTCCTTTTGGAACTTCTCAACTGACATCATGGTGAGATCTCCAAGCCATCCATCCTTGTCACCAATTACGTCCTTGTATCCTAGTTCCTCTAGGCGACGTTGTAGGTGGTGGATAGTTAATGACTTGCGCTCATAGATATTCTTGTATACACACTTGGCTAGGTATACGTCGTCTGTGTCGCCTGTACCGACAACATGTTTTACTGTAGGCTTATCTACCACGGGGATAGGCTTAACCTCAGGAACAGGAACAGGTTCAGGTTCAGGTTCCTCAACTGCAACAGGCTTAGGTTCCTCAACCTCTACAGGTTCAGGAGCTGGTGCCGCAGGGATGTCAATGACCACCGTAGGGCTATCATCAACTACCGTAGGGATATTATCTGTGTCTAAGTTTTCTTGGTCCATAGGTTTATCTTACTCTAAGACTTACCCGTTGACTTAGGAAACTGCAACATGAACTCGTCGATCTTGCTCTCATGTGCCGTACCGTCGTAGGCGTTTGGACCTAGACCCCATGATCCCCAGTCCTTGCCACCCTTTGTCATGTGAAACGCGATCTGTGCGTTTGTGACAGGGTCGAAGAGCTGGTCATTAGTTTCTACGCCGAACTTATCACGACGTGCCGTACCGAGGTCTCCGATCATGTTGATCTGAAACAACCCGTATGAGTTGTCACCGGTGCCGGCGTTCTTGTTGTGGGCAACAGGACGTCCACCTGATTCCTTCTTGGTGACGGCCCAGGCAACCTTTAGTGACTTGCCCTTGAAGCCCACCGCATCGAGAAGCTCGATGAGTTGGTCGTTTGTGAGAGCCTTGGCTCCCTTATATTTAACCAGCGGGTCGGTTACTACCGTGATGGTAGGAGCCGGAGATATCGCCGGTGTTAGTGCCGAGCTTGTGTTTATATTGAACACCATAAACACGCCGATCGTTAGTGCCGTTATATAGGCCGCTGTCGACATTGCTATTCCACGTATTGTGATTTGCAACGCTAGTTCGCCTCCTTAGGTTGGGGATGGGACAACCTGGCAGTACCGCACCAGGTATCTTGCTACCACCATGCTTCTCAGGTTTGCACCTGTCCTCTACCGCTTGCATGGGGCCGGAAATAAAAAGGGATGACAATGTCAGTCCTCCGTCTCTCCGTAGCTGGGCTGTTTGCCCATTGGGTATAACTATACCATAGCAAAGGCGAAATAGGCACCCGTAGGTGCCCATTTCTCCAAATATGTTGGGTCCTAGCTCCTTAGAGCCAGCAACGCCGATGATACCGAGGCTAACCCTAGGGCTAGGACCAAGGTACCCCTCTCAGGGGAACTGAGCGCTACAAGAACGGCAAGTCCAGCCGACCCAGCCGAGATTATGGCTGGCCAGGCTAGCTCCCGCAGGACAAGCAGCAGGTTGTTCATTACTTAGCCTTTCGGGTCTTACCCTTAAGTCTATCGGAGGTATTGCGGATAGGTGTGCCTGATTCCTGTATTAGCTTACGGGCCTTGCCGTATGTAATTCCAAGCTCCTGGGCTACCTCCACCACGGACTTACCCGATGTGTACAGTGACGCGGCCTGCGTAGGTGTAGTTGTTGACACTGGTCTTCCTTTCGTAGTTTTTCATTTTCGCGCTTAAACGGCTAGGCAGGTGAACGCGCGATTAGCTCACCTGACATATTGAGCAAAGTGGTACTGCTCAAGATTTCTTTGCCTTTTCCGGCTTAGGAGGAGTTTTCCCATGCTTGTTGCATAGTACCTTTCCACCCCAGGCGGACCTAGGTTTTAGGTTGTTGTCACACTCGGTTCCGTAGTTAGCGGCATAGCACTCAAGCTTCTCTGTCTTCCTCAGGATCGAGGTAAGAGATACGAGAGCTCTCTTGGTGATACTTGTTCTAACCAGAAACCCATTCTTCTCGTGACATGAACCGCATAGATACTCGTTGCGCCGGTGGGAAGGATCCCGAACCGAGCTCGGACTATCGCACTGATCACAGTGTTGAACGAAGCGAATGTTTGCGATTAACTTCTTATAGTCGTCTGCACACATAAGCTTCTCATCGAGTTGGTAGACGAGTACGTTTGCGTCACCGCACAAGGAACAGGTGTCGTAGACGTAGCGTTGTTCGCGCTGGTTTGTGCCTAGCATGTTGGTCCTCCGTATTCGTCCTTGGGAAGAATATATTCCTTATTCCTCTTCTTGTAAATCCTCATCTTTATATTCCCTTACCTTTCCGGCAAGTTGCGGACCCCACATGCGTTCGCCAGGCTGAAGTTGTTCCTCCTTGGCCTTACGCCTGTCGTCCAGTGAAATTACGTTCTTCACTTTTTCCTTGGCTTGATAACGCCAAGTAGAGGTTCAAGCCTGATGATGTTCTTCCTGTAGCGGTAGAACTTTACAGCGGCAAATGCCACGGCAGCGGCAAGAACTAGAAATACGTTGATCTCAAGAGCAAATAGATCTCGTACGTAGATCGAAAAAAGATTTCCGTAGATGTCCATGCTGAACAGTGCGTCCATGTTTATCTCTCCTTAGTTATTTTTTCTTGCGAACTCGGTGTCCGCAATATCATCCATTGCCGCGGCAAGAAACATGGCTGGGAAGAATCCTAGGATTCCCATGATAACTGCGCCAACGAACGTTAGTAAGCTTTCACTTGCAAAGAAGAACATCGCTGAGTAGATAACCCAGGCAGTGGCAACGAACTTCATTGCAACCGCGTACCTACGGTACCGATAACCTCTAAAGTTATTTATCTTGATTTTCATGGGGAAGTCCTTTCGTCGTTTTGTCCTTGGGTTAATTATAACAGGAAGGTCAGGATAATTGAATTATCTTGATACGGTGTTTCTTTCACCCCAGCTTGCAAGTCCCATGCTTCTGTAGGTCTGTGCCCAGGACTCAGCCTCGGCATAGCTACGGCAATATTGAAGTATGTTGCTTAGTGAAGGGTCATTAAAGGTATATACGTAGCACGTTTGATTTCCAGCCTCGTACCTAGCCATCAGGATCTCCAATCCGTTGATGGTTAATTATATCAGGATCTACCTGACGGAGAAACCACCTTTGCCCCTGAAACTCGGGATTCTTCGGTGAGCTGGAGATTTGGCCTTGATCTTTCCACCCATAAATCCGGCGGGAGGCTTGATCAATAGGGCCGTAAGGGCGTGGACAAGTGCATCCACTCGGTCAGGGGACTTGCCCTCACCGGGAATCCATGCGCACATCTGGGACTCTAGGTCCCCAAGGTAACCCACGTGGTGAACGCGGGTTTGCTCGTAGGCAAGGGTTATCGGCTCGGCGCGAAGTGCCTTGCCGTACTTGGAGTGTACCTCAAGAACCTTTACCGTTGGGTCAATCGTGTT